AGGCCCGTGCTCTCAAAGAAGGAATTATTGACGGTTATAATCGTAACCACCATCATTTTCCTGAATGGCTTGGAAAGATTTGGGATCTTTTGATTGGTCCACAAATTTGTACTTGGTTATTCCCAAAAGGATCCCTGAGTGAAGTGACTTCACGAGGTCTCTTGATGGGCTATCCCACAACATGGTCTATGCTGAATATTCTTCATTTCGCGTGGTTAGCCTATTGCATTGATCACCCTTTGTCCGATGAAAAGGAAGAGCAACGTGAGAGGCGACATTGGGGACAGTACACTCGAGGAAAATATTTCCAAGATTGGTCTGCCCTCCGCCGACCTTCTGGCGTCTCAAATCCTAATGCAGTTTTTGACGCAAAATTCAAGGGTGATGATCTGGCTGTAATCATGCACAAGAAATATATTGAACGTTACAACCTTTATATGCCCACTCGTTTTGGAATGAAATTGTCTGATGCTAGCAAACATTTTGTTAGCATGGATCGGGGCATATTTGCTGAAGTTCCTTTCCAAGTAGTCCTAGCTGATCCGCCTCTTGATGAAGTTGAGGCACGTGTACATAAAATTCGACTCCGCTGGGACTGTGATTTTCATTTAATTTCAAAGGATACCCCTCAGCTTGCTGAGATCTCGATTCGAAGGTTCTGCCCCCTAGCAGGTCTGATCGCAAATGGTGAATTGCAAATTCAAACCGAGCGTACCCGTCTTCCTTTTTGGATGAACGTTGGTCGCTCATTTGCGTCCGTCGCGGCTATGTCTTCTTTTGCTATTGCTAGGAGAGCATTCCATATTCTGAATCCTACCCTCGTTCCTTGGGCACGTAAAGTGGGGTTTGACCCTCACCTTCCGATTGATTTTGGAGGGATAGGTATTCCGCCTCGAAGCGGGACTTGGAAATGCGGTAGCGTCTCAAGATCTACTCGTCAATACGTCGCTACTGCTGTCTATGGAAATCGAGTTCATCATCTCGCTTCGGCGTTTCAAGCCACTTATGCAAGCCCTCTACGATGTATGCTCTTGCCTCCCGATGAGGTGACTGCTCCAACAAATCCTGACGAAAAGATTCTCATTAAGCGTGGGCGAAAACCCGCCAAATGGAAAAGGCGAGATCCCGTCCAGCTAACAGAGGGTCTTAATCGTGAACATTTACTTCAGTCACTCTATCGAGAAGCTATTCGGAATATGTCTGAGGCGGGCGAGGAATGTAAAAAGAATATTGTCGAAATGGCCCAGCCTCGTGAAGAACGTCATATGAAGGCTTCCCGTGTCGCTCGTAGTATACGCGATGCCGGAAAGAAAATCATGAAAGCCAGTGGTGCGTACCGAGTTAAGGCTCTACGGTCAGGTAGGCCTTGGCATACAGTCAAACGCACAGTTCCGGAGCCCCAATGGTGGGGTTGGTCCGGTTCTGAAGAATCTGAAGCACGCCTTGGTCTCCCGCCGTTTGTGGCTGGAAAGGCAATTTCTTGCCTGTCCAGGGGCCCCCG